TACATATCACTATAGACATCTTGAGCATACCCTTCCCACTCTACAGTTAGCATTGCGGGACTCATGTCGCTTATATTTATAGTAACAGTGTCAAAGAATGCTTGAGTAGACTGAGTGTTAATCACTAGGTCAGCTATAGTGTCTATAACTTGTATGTCTTGAGCGTAAGCTTCAATCATGTTCTTAGTAATAGAAGCCTCTAGCATAGCATCAATACTGGTGTTGTACTGTTGTACATCTTCCTGTTTGATTTCAACTAGATCATTCTCTACTGCATAGTCTTGAGCTGCTATAACGGTTGACTCATTACCTGTAGCAATCATTTCTGCTACTTCTGTTACTTCCATTATATCGCCCGCAGCTTCGATTAGAGACTCTTTAGCTTCTTGGTAGTCATGTTGCTTATCTTCTATGAGATCGTCCAGTACAACGGAAACTAGAGCCTCTGGTGTACTGTTTTGTAAGCCTTGAGTGTACAAACTATTAAACTGGTCTACTTGTTGTTGTGTAAGCTTATACTTATCGCCTGTATACTTATTATATATAACAGTAGTACCAGCTTCCATAGACCAAGCGGTAAAGTCACCAAAGTCGAACAAGCCACTAGCTAAAGTACTGTTAATGTCATCTATGCTTTGCACCAAGGATTCCGTGTCGTATTGGCTTTGGCTTTTCGCTTCGCTTGACAACAGGAAGATCAGGCACAATGCTAGGGTGCTTCTTATAATATTCAATTGCTTTATCACCGATTAGTCCTCCTATCGGGCATGGGGTTTTTGCGTTTAACATCGCATGAAATACTCTAGGGTCATTACACAGAACACTGGTAGCAGCAACCTTAAGACCTAGTTGTTCTAACTGTCTAGATAGCTTTAACATCTCACATACCTCATCTCTAGTGGATGAACCGTAAGATATACCTATCTGTAATGTTTGAACACCTCGTCCATTAGATACAACACAGACATCTTGGTTGTATACTGGGGAAGCTGCACCGACTGCTGTGGGTACTGGTGTACCTTCTTGACTTACTACAGTGCTTGTTGTTGTGGTTATAGTCTCAGCTTGTGTGTTATTACTAAAGTCACCCTGATTTGCATCGTTAGCAAGTACAGGGGAACTTAAGAACACGAGCATTATTAGTTTTTTTAAATCCATGTGTTAGCTCTTTTGGGTGAATTAACATTATAACCGTTAACGAACTTATCTATCTCGTCCATCAGCAGCTTGTTCTTTCTATCTTGCATCTCTTCTTCTACATCAGCAGCCATCTGTTCTACCCAATACGCTACACCCATCGCTAGTGCATCTAATCTATCGTCATGCGCTAGAGATCCCCTATCCTTCGTTATGCGAGTCATCTGGTACGTTAACATATACCTCTGAGCTTTCTCAGGGGGATGGTGTTGAACGCTGTCAAAGTCCTTTTGAATAACTTTAGGATCGAAGACGAGCTTGTGCTGGTTCATTACAGGCTCTAGTGTATCAATAATACGTAGTTCTTTCTGCTTACTGTGTCGTACTTCCTCAGTAGTGACTGGATATATCTTTTTCAAGAAAGGTTTTAGTAGTTCTGTAAACATACCGTCACCAAAGTTACTCTCCACCAGTACAGCGTTTACTTTATGTTCCTTCGCAATGTTACATAACTTCGTTAGCGTAGTTTCATCGTAACCGCCTTGAATACCTGAACAGTCTGAGACGTACAAGTAACCGTTTAACATCTTAACAACTGCGTAAGCGGTTTCATCCTGACCTCTACCAGATGGATCAATCACTAATACCGAACCATCATACTCTATGTAGTCCCCTAGAATCGCTTCTGGGGCGTAGTACTTGTCACCCGCTAGTCCCACATTAGGTAGGTCGCTAACTGGCTTCATAACGCCATACACGAGCTTCTCGGGTGCTTTATCATTGTCTATCGACATCACCATAAGATCATTCAGCTTCAATGGGTATCTATCCATGTCTGCTAAACTTGTGTCTAACATAAACTGCAATGCAAAACCTGAACGACCATAAGATAGTTCACGTTCTAATAAGTCCTCATCATCAAACCGCAGAGGATCTACTGGATTGCCGTCTAAGGGACTTTGTGCTTCATGCATAGCATCCCAAAGGGTAGGTGCTAAACGTGCGCCATACGACTTCTCAGCCTTCTCTATGGACGGATATCTAGCAGTCCAGACTCTCATCTGGTATCCACGCTCTGTGAGTGTATTATAAAGACTCATTTCACATTGTGGTGTACCTAGGTAAAGAATCTTACCCTCTGGTTTTAGTACAGCATCAAATTCCTTAACAGCTTCACCTAATTTCTCGCGCATCATTTGCGTCATAGAATTGTTAGGTACCTCGATGTCATCGGCAATGATGATGTCTGCCCGACTGCCCGTTAACTGACCAGTGATACCTACTGATTTAACAGAAGGGCTACCACTAGCCAGCGCGGGTCTTACATCAAACGCAATCTTACTCCACCTTTGCTCACTTGTTGCTATGAGATGTTGGCATATTGGGAGTTCTAGGATTAAACGTTGTGTGAATGTCGAAAAATCGTCAGCTCTTTGTTTTGATGCTGACACTACCATGAACTTCTTTTGTGGATCGAGAAGTAATTGGTGTACGACAAAAGCGGCTGTAATGTAGGACTTACCTACACCACGAAATGCTTCAATAATTGCTCTACGAGGGCAGTTCTGAATATAGTCTGCCATATCGTATTGGACAGGAGTAGGGTCAGGCAAGTTGAGATGCTTCCACACTATATACATAAAGTTACGGAAGTCTTTTAGTTGCTCTGGCATCTTTTCCATTATGCTTTCCATTTTACCTTGTTAGCCCAGTACGCTGCTGAGGAGTTACCCTTAGCTATGTTTGTTGCGTGTCTTGCTCTAAAGGCTGCACGTTGTTCTGCGCTTCGGTTGGTCTCTGCACCCTGCTCACCAAACCTAATAATCTTTTCTTTGCCATTAACTTTTGTTTTGACAACGTGTGATTTGGTTTTGTGTTTGGGGGTACGCTGTGGTTGGTTGATTCTTAAGTTATCAAAAGCACCCATATTATGTATCCTTCTTCTTAAAACCTATCTTAAGTTTAGCGTAAGCTTTAGGAGAGACGGTTGAGTTCTTTTTAGATCGACTAATGCCTTTCTTTTTTCTTGCGTTAATATTTGCGTATAAACCTTTACTAGCCATTTCTGCTCCTATTCTTTTTCTTACTTTGTATTCTTAAGTTACTTGTAGATTTGTTTTGTGGGTTTCTGTCTTTATGGTCTACATCCTTACCAGCGACAGCCGCAGCACCCCTCTTCTTGATCATTAACGACCTCGATGTGTTACGCGCTGCTCTTCTTTTCTTTTGCTTATCGCTGCTATGGTAGTTAGCGTATTCTTTCTTATAGTTTCTCAATGGGACATCTCCTCGAAAGGTAATGCCTCCAGTAAGTTAGCCATTGGTGACTCTGACGTTACAACCTCGTGAACAGCTCCGTTATCTTTTAGGAACTTAGTTGCTACTGACAATTCTGATGCAGTTGCTTCACCTGATTTAACTTTCTGTAACAAGTCTTTAGCTACACTGTCGTGCAGCTCGTCTAATATTTTAGTATCCATTAGTAACTCCAAACTACGGGGTAAGATTGTCTAAGATCAACATGGATAAACGTCTTAGCAACGCCTATGCCGTTGAAACCTAACTTAATAGCTTCCTCAATGATCTTATATTTCTGTACACCGTTCATTACTTGTATGTCGGCAGCTATGCCTCGTGCATGAGTGCCAGCCTTTTGTTTCTTAGCCTCGATAGGGTGTCCTTCAGGGTCTCGATAACCACTTGTAATTGTAAAAGGAAAACCACAAGCTTCACGAAGAGCGTCTAGTTTTTCTAGAAACTCCTCGTCCATCTCGTTGTTGCCTGTAAAGCTACAATCAAATTCGCTTATGTCAAAATACTTCATCGACCTACTCCCTTAACTCGTTCCATTGTACGTAGACCACCAAGACCAAGCATACCCATTAGTACAGGTAACATGGTTGATGTATCTGCCTGTGGCACGACAACACCAAAGGGTGCTGCAAGTGGACTTATAAGAAAGTTTACCATGAACCCCAGTACACATACCCAAGCTGTTGCGGGTCTCCACGAAGACTGAAACCAATTCCCTTTGGCTTCTGCTTTATTGACTTCGATCTGAGCTAGAGCAATTTGTTGTGCGTGTTTCTCCGACATCGTAGCAATTTCATGTGCTATCTTTTGCTTTGTATCCGCATCGGGGATAAACTTATCTAGCAACCCAGTTACAGGTGCTATCAATTGCTGTATCATATTATACTCCTAGTAATTTGAGGGCTGAGAACAATCCCATAGACTGACCCCAATAAACAACAGCACCACCCACAACTAACCACTTGATTTGTAGCAGGGTGCGGTTGATGCTATCCAGCATCCCTCTAAGCTCATTGGCGTTAGCCGTAAGCATCTTAAGTTGTTCGTCCTGTAAATCGACTCGCCATTCCAAGCGATCTACTTGTTGTTTTAATTCTTCCATTGGTTATCCTATTCTGCTAGTTTAAATCCACCTAGAAAAGTACCTTGAGGAGACCCAAATACTGTTTTTGATGTGCTTGATCCGTTGTAAATTTTTAACTCGATGGTATCACCCACAGCTAAAACTGCTGTTGTTGTTACATTAGCATTGTCAGCGTAGTGATGTCTTAGTCTCTGCCTAGCTATAGAGTAGACTGAGTTTTTAAAGATAACAACTTGGTAATCCTCAAAATCTTCTGAAGAGTTCGTTTGAACAGAACCATAGAGTAGATATTTACCAGCCTTACCCGCAGGAACAGTAAACTTGTTGTTTGCAAAAGCAGAGTCAGTGTCGTGATCTACACTGTCTAAAAGAATTGTAGTATTTGCCCCTGATGCACAACTACCTTGGCTAGAACCTAAGTAAGCCCTAAACGCTGGAGTGTTCTCACCACCCCCAACACCCGCAAGGAGTGCTGAGGGAATTGTACCTGTTGAGTCTAAGTTAGCTGGGTTGATTGTAGAGGTACTCGTAAGTACCCCCGCTGTGTTAAAGTCTGCTAAGGTTCTTGCCTTAGTCATAATGAGTTACCTCTATTAAGTTATCGTGGTATTTGATGTACTACGTTATAGTCAACTTCAGTATCACTGTACCTAACACCTCTGAGGACTTCTGAAATAGTTTCATCGTCTACCGATGCCAAGACTAGGGCTTCAGCTACTTCTATAGCTTCCTCCCTAGTAGAACATTCCTGATGTATGATTTGTTCTGTTTTACCTTCGCTGTTTACTTTATTATATCCAACAATCATATTTATAATCCCATACTTGTTAATCTTACTGAAGCATCTCTTACCGAGGCGTAGTCAGCTGAACTTTCTTCCCTTGCTTTTAACTGGAAAGTTAGTGACGCATCAGTATACCCCAACTTAAATTTCAAGTTCTGTCGCTCATGGGCTGTTGCGTATCTTTCAGCCATCCTTTTGGTTACGAATACCTCATTTCCTGCGGTTTCCCATGCGTAGGGATGCCAATAAATAGTATCACCTGTCGTAAAGTTTAGATTTGTATAACTACCTTGATAGATACAAAAATAGGTTCTATTGACACTGGCTTTATAGTGGTACGCCCTAAGCTGTCCATGAATAGCAGATCCATTACTATGATTCCCGTCTGAATAAGGAGATAATCTCCCAAACTCCGAAAATAAGTGCGTGTGGTCTCCTGTAACGTAATACCACTGTTCACCTGTTTGCCTATAAGAATAATTATTAGAGGCTTGAAAACTAGTAATAGTTCCCAAGGTGGTGGTTGTTGCCGAGCTTGGAACAGTGAGGTATAGCGATACTAGTACATCATTGGTAGCAGAAGTTAGGTACTCCCAAGCAGTAATAAACGATGCATCAGCATACCGTGTAGTAGGTACAGGAGTGCTCTCGTGGAAGATATCTTCAAGCTGTCCTAAATTAGAATTAGTAGGAGTTAAACCTCCATAGCCAGAAGTATTACCACTAAGTTGAATTTCCTTAACTCGGTGATAAGGTATTGCCGCTAAAGCAGCCGCTATGTCTGTACCACCTACTTCCAATGTACCCGCTACATCTACATTACCATTAAGATTAATCTGCTTTACTGTTGTAGAGCTGGTAGGTGCTATATTAACTGTTGTTGTACCGCCTGTGCCATATCCAGTTGCTATGTTAACTGTCTTAGTATTGCCAGAACCGCCCGAACCAGTAGCAATGTTAGTAGTAACGCTGCCCGTAGTGGATATGTCTAAGTTAGAGGCTGTAATATTACCAGTAGCACTTATGTCACCGTTAGGTTTTAAGACAGCGGAAGTAAGCTGGTTAAAGGCACCACCACCAGCAGTAATCTCTCCGTTACTGGTATAGATATCACCATCGGTTGTGTAAACATCACCGCTAGCACTTCTAAGATCACCTGAAAGTGTTATAAAACTACCTGTGGTTGTTAAATAACTTCCTGTTATCTCGGTGTTTCCTGCAACATTTAACGCCTGTGTAAGATTAGTACTAGTACCTATACGTACTTTTCCTGATGAGTCTATGCGGAGGCGTTCTGAGCCATATGATGAGCCTGTATATACTATAAAGTTATCACCGCTTGCGCCTAAAGCTACTGAGGTGTCGCTTGTAGTGTTGCTATCTTTGAAAGAAATGTAGGATAAACTATCTGATGATTCAAACATTCCAACTAAATTATCAGAACCGCTATTGACTGTTAAAGGCGCACTAGGCAAACTAGTACCAATACCTACTTTGCCTGATGATGTTGTGCTTACCACAGTAGTGCTGCCATTGATAAGGCTAGACACGCTGTTAGCTCCCCTTAAATCTCCAGTGGAGAAACCTAATCCGTCATCGGAAGTAAAAGTCACTGTACCTGTTGAAGAATTATAAGCCCCTCCAGTAAAGCCAGCACCATCAGTTCCATCAACACCATCAGTTCCATCA